AGGAAGCACTACCACTAACCATATAAACAAATATATTTTGTTCAGCTTCTACCTCTTCTGATGTCGCGTCATATAAATTTAAATAATATTTCGCAGTTGTGGGTATTTTACTATCAATGATTGATTGTGATATAAAAGACAAATCAAAGTCAATTAAAATTCTTGAAACATTTGCAACCGTTCCATTATTAGATACAACTTTATTTATTTCTAATATCTCATCTAAACCTGTATTGATTGATGATGTTGTTCCACCAGAATAAATTGTAGCGTCTCTTTTTGCAAATTCAAAATAATGCATTATCTATCTCCTACTACTCTACCCTCAATATCAATGTTCGGGTATTTGAGTTCAAATATACTTGGGTCTAATGAAGGATAAACTATTCCGTCTCTTGTGGCTGCGTCTAAGTCATAAACATTACCACTATATCCACCAGATACTTTATGTTTGTTTTCAATAACTATAAGATTTTTGTTTGGATTATCATCTCTTGGTGGAACTACCGTAACAACTCCGTCCACTAATCCAATAACATAAGCTATGTCACTTAACACAATTGGTTGATTAATCTGCCATTTCTTAGTTTCAAAATGTTTCTTTACAGCCTGAATTGAATTAAACAATACTTCATTTTTGTTGAACCCTCTTTTTACCGTAATTGAAAATCTTACACCAATATTAATAATGTATGCGTCTTTAATGTTGATAGCGTCAGTCAATACTCTATATTGTGAAAGGTATGTTTTAATGTTTTGTTTAACTCCTTGATTTAATTGAGTAAGTTTTTTATCACTTGTGTATCCTAATAAATACATATTTAACGCTAATGGATTAGGAATAACATCAATTGATTTTATTCTTTTTACTTCACCATTGATAACCTCTAATTGTCCTTCTTCTTCTAATTGTTCATCTTGAACAATAAAAGCTTTTGCAACATTACCATACTTTTGTGGTAATGAATAAACTCTCGTAATGTAATCTTGTCTTGTTACTGCTCTGTTCTGTGCATTAAAGTGAGCTGATGCATTTAATTTTATGTCTTGTAATTCTTCAGTTGATGAACCACCAGTAGCTCTTTCTAAATTCACAACTCTTAAACTTTCGTTAGTCGTAGATTGTGTTGCAGAAACTAAACCTGTTGTTGAGTTTGAAAGTGTAATATTTCTTAATCTGTTTATTGTTCCGACTGGCACATTATGTTCAACTGCTCCACCAAAACGATAAGTTACAGTTAGTGTGGTATTACTTGGTGCTAACCCAAATGTTTGTGTTTTTAAAAAATTACTTGGGTCAAAAGAATCATCTAATCTCGATACACCAAAACCTAACGCGGAACCAACATTATCAGGATTTGGAATTATTTCTTCATCTGCGTTATCACTAACACCTGAACCAAATCTTAATTCTGTTTTATTATCATCACGAACTCTTGTTGTAAATCTTCTGGCTGTCTTAATTAACTTTAATAAGTAAGGAGCGTCGTTTTTATATTGAGAAAGACTTGGGTCATTTAAATTAGTGTTTTCTTCATCTTCAAACACGGTATCTTGTGCTAAAAATGGAACTTCGTAAAATTTATTTCCACTACTATCAACAACTGAAACTATTTCTGTTACTTTATCTTCTGACAAAACTATACTATCAAATGAAACTGCATCACTAAAAATAAATTCTTGTTCTTTTTGTTTACCTGAAACTGCAATTCCTTTTTTTGTAAGTCTAAAATTTGTAGGTAAATTACCTGACGCTGGGTCTAACGCTGCTATGTCCATTGTGTCTAACGAACTTGATACTTTGAAATTAACATCATCTAATAGTGTAAACTCAACTCCACTTTCAGAAGTAAATCCACTACCAGCTTCTAACTTACTTGCGTAATCTAAATCAGGTTGTGAAACAGCTGAAGCTCCAGTGCCTGTTGTTTTAGCTGGAACATCAAGTGTGAAAGTTAATTCTACTCTTGAAGGTGTTGCTAACTTAGGTTTATACCCTAATGATTGTGCAATCTCATAAATGTTTTTCTTTTCTTCTGCTTGATTTAAAAGTGTTTCTCTAAATTGATTATCAACATAGTAATTTAATACATCACCAACATATGCGGCCATCTCAACAAACATCATACCTGGTGATGCCTCGTTAAAATCATTATACTGATTTGGGAAGTATGTTTTTGCAAACTCAATAAGATTTGCTCTTATGTCTGCAAAGTCTCTACCGAGATAATTAACTTCTTTTTTTACTATCTTTTTTCCTACTCCGTAATCTACTTCTCTGATGTTAGTATTCGGCATATTTATTCTCCAATATTAAATTGTAATGTTAGTGAGTCTAATGTATCTGGTTCAAGTGTTGTTGAATAATCTATCGATACTAAAATTGAATTTTCATTTTGTCCGTCTTGAACAACATTTACTTCGTTAATCGTTATGTATGGAAGTTGACGGCTAACTGCTTCTCTTATAGCCTCGTCTATGTTGTCAGATGTTACAGTATCAAAACTATCAAATAGTATCGCTCTTAGATTAGAGCCAAATGATGGTTGAAAAACTCTTTCACCCGGACTTGTTAGTAATAAGTTTATTAAATTTGATTTTGATTGTTCTTGGATTGTTTTAGATTGATTAAAAAATCCAGTCGCACGATTATAATCTAATGGAAACTTAACACCAACATAAATGTTGTCATCTCTATCTATTTCTCTTACACTTTTTGCCATTTATTATTAAGGTCTAAAATTACCTTCACCTTTTTTCTTTTTATCCATTGCTTTCATTAAACCAGAATAGTCACGAGTCAATGCGTTTTGAACATCTTCAGGAACTGCATCTACTGAAACTCCTGCTTTTTTAATCGTTTCAACTGCTCCCATTTCTCTCGCTCTTTCTTTATTACTACCCATACCTAAATCTCCGTATCCTAAGACCTCGGCCATATTATCACTTCCTAATACACCACCGCCCAATGTTGGATAGTCTTCTTGTTCTTGACTACCTAATGGTTTGGTGTTATTCAATACTTCGTTTAACATTTTGTTTTTTGTGTATTGTTTTTTAGGTTTTTTGATAACCTTTTTAGGTTTTGGTTTAGAAATAGTTTCTGATAAACTAATTTCTTTTTCTTCATTAATAAATATCTCGCTCAGTTGTTTTTTGACTTCTTTACGAACAACTAATTCAATAATATTTTTTAATTTATCTTTGTTCATTTTAACTCCTCTTGTATCTCTTGATTCTGTTTAGACGCTTCTGATAACATTACTGTTAAATCTTTTTTAGCTGTTTCAGTTTCAAGTTTTATTTCTAAATCTAAATCTTGCATCATAAATCCATTATACAAACCTGATTGTATATCTGATTTAAGTTTACCAACCAATGAATTTGCAGTGGTGCTTGAATTTGGGTCTCCGTCTCCAAATATTCTTTCTTCGTCAGCTTCGTCAAATACACCTTGTTCTATTTCTTGGTTTACGCTCTGTAATCTTTCTTTTAATTCCTCACCATTTTCCACTTCATTTAACTTACCACCATCATCTTCATATTTGTTAAGTATATCAGTTAATGATACTATTTCTTTTCCACCAAATGTTACAGCAGAACCATAGGCTATTTCTGCAATGTAATCTTTCGGTGCAGATAAAATCGCTCTTGTATTTTCAATATCTGATTTGATTACATTATATTCTTCTTGGACTCTTTCAACATCTTCAATTAAGGATTGTAAATTACCTAATTTTGAAATAATCTCTGCCATACCCGGCACTGGACTCCAAGCTTCTTTTAGTTCTTCAATTGTATAAGTTTTCCATTTTTTAAAATCTAACCATTTTAAACTTGTTATTAATTTATTTTGTTCTAATGCTTCTCTAGCTTCTTTAATTCCATCTCTAATGTTTTTGAACCAAAGTGGATTAGGTGTAGCTCTTGTTCCAGGAATAGCTGCAGGAATCAAACTATTAATTTTAACTATTAGTTTGTTAATATTTTTTCTATACTCTTGTGCTTTATCAGCACCTTCTTCAACAATACCTTCAGGTAATATGATTACATTACCTGCTTTTACATCTTGTGTGATTCTATATACATTTTCTACGTTTTGAACAAATTGTTTTGAATTAACATCAACTACTTCTGCGTTTCTTATTTGAACACTTTTACCTTTTATGTGAACATTGTTGTTTGCAAAAATAGCTATGTCGCCTTGTTCTTCACCTGCTGCGAATAAAACAATTCTATCTGAATTTAAAAATATTGATGGTTCTGTAAATCCCTCGGCTATAAATGGTTCTTTTGTGGTGTTTCCAAATGTGTCGAATTTCATATCTTCACCTAATTGTATTACTTTTTGTGGATACAAAATTTCTTCTCTTGTTGTAATCTCTATGGAAGAACCTTTGTCATTTTTTCTATACGCTCCTATCGTAATATTACCACTATCACTTTTTGGATTTTTTCTTTGGTCACTACTTAGATGAACAAAGTTATTGTGTCGTCCTTGTATCAATGTATCACCTAAGTCAAAGCTACTATTTTTACCACCCCTTCTTTTTGTAGTATTTTCTTCTCTGTTATCTTTTCTACCTTTTACATCATCAGAATTATCTGCGTAATAACTACTTTGTTCAAAAAATTTAGATTTATAATCCTCTTTACCAGTAGTATTACTAATACCTTCTAATTCTCGTAGATTACTTATATCAGCTGGTGTAGGGTTGACTGATGAAAAATAATATCTATCACCATTAAACTCAAAACCTATGACTACCTCACCAGGTAGTGGCATTTGAATTATATTTGAACTTAGTGGTATAAATGCACCATTTTCTCTACATTGTTCAAGTGGTTGACTTTGTTCAGAATAAACATATCTACCAATTATTTTTCCAAATTTATTTTTTTCTTGGTCTTGAACTATTTCTAAAACTTCAATTGGTTCTAACTGATGAAAAAATTCTTTTTGAACTATTTGTTTTATTTTTAGGCGCAACAAGTTTTCATCAACTACTCTGTTTGATGTAGAATTATCTTCTAAGCGAATATTATTTTTTTCCTTAGTCTCTTGGGCTTTTATACCCGCCTCATCAAAATAGGCCATTAATTTTCCTTACTGATTGAACTATCTATCTCGTCTTTTTTGATTTGTAACTCTTGAACATCAGACTCAATGGCATCCATAAGTTGTTTCTTTTCTGCTTCTGATAAACCAAACTCATCTCCACTATCTGATACTCTTCTTTCTGCTGCGGTAATTCTTTGAA